GACATCCAGTGGCAGTTCTCTACCAACTCTGGCACTCACCATTGCGGATTGATCCTGCAAGGCATCCTGATGGACAACACAGCAGCATGATTGCTCCATTGACCCCTGCGTGATAACATAATGTTTAACCATATGCTTAAAGCGAGGCAATGATGGCTGGTATCGATATTGAGTCGTTGCGTGCGTCTATGGAGGCATCTAACCCAAAGTTGTTTGCACAACTGAAAGCTAGGGTAGATGCTACTAATGCGCGCACTGCTGGCGTAAATTTTTTGGCTGATCAACTGGGAAGGCAAGCCTCTCAGTACGGGTTTAGTTGGAAGGTAAACAATCGTCCTGCCAAAAACCATCAGCAGGCAATGGCAAAAATCTTGTATGACAAGGGTGTTCGTAACCTGTCTGATCTTGGGTACTCCAAAAACGGCAGGAACCTGATCAACAAGAAAACGGGGCAGATTGTTCCTTGGTATAAAGACAATACCATGGACAAGAATGGCAGGGCGCAGATTGGATGGAATTCTGAAGGTAAAGGTAGAACCGACTATTACGTTTATAAAGATGCAAATGGCAATCCAGTAGTTGCTCCTCAATGGAAGAGCAATGCCCCCAAAGGAATTGGCGGCTTCCTTCTCAAGGCGGCCCCCGCAATTGCTGGCGCTATTGGTGGCCCGTGGGCGGCAGCAGGTGTTGCGGGTCTTGAGAGTGCTGCATCTGGAGATAAGTTTGGGAAAATTCTCAAGAATGCTGGGTTGGCTGGTGGCACCTCCTATTTAGGAGGACAGGCCAATCTTGCTACGCAAGGTGCGCTTAAAGGGTTAGACCCATCAGTGATCAAAGCCTTGGGTTCTGCCGCACAAGGGTTTACACAAAGCGGACTAACTGGCGCGGTTAATGGCAACTTTAGCCTTAAAGATGCATTGGCATCTGCTCTTGCTTCTGGAACAGCAGGGGGCATTCAAAGTTTATTGTCTCCACAGGCTCTCCCAGCAGGACAGGCAGGGCCAACTGCTCCCGGCGCTATAAACACAGGTTCTGCTACCTTAGACAGGGCGCTGACATCCACTGCTGCCGGGACGGCGGGAAGGCTGGCTTCTGGGCAATCTCTTGAAGATTCACTTGTAAACAGTCTGACCGGAGCGGGCAGTCAAGCCGCTGGAAGCCAAGTGGCAAGCATGATTCCAGAAACGGGAGTGACATGGCTGGACAAAGCCCTTCAGAATGCTGGAGGGGCGTTAACCAGCACTGCGTTTACGGGATTGATAAATGAGTTGACTGGCGGTGCAGGTGGGGGCCAGACAAATGCTGCATCAATGTATGGGGCTAATCCCAACCTAATGCCTGTGCAAACAGCAGGGCAGGACAACATGGCTAAGTTTATGGAGTTGGCAAACTCGTTGCAGTCTCAGCAACAACAAACCGCGCAAGCACCTGCAAGTCCGGGCTTTGATGTGTCTCGGGCCTTTGAGCCTACACGGTACGCACAGAATCAACAATTTTTGCCTGACTTCTTGCAGTCAAGCCGATCCAGTTTTGTATAAGGGGTAGATGATGAGTATTTTTGATAATGAAGGTGGCGCAAACAATCCATCAACCATTCCTTATGCGACAGATGAAGAGTTAAACAACAACAATCCGTATTGGAATATGGAGTCTGGCGGAATTCCAAATCCTCAAGATTATGAGTATGCTACAGCAGAAGAGTTGGCAAGAGAAAAGGGTTATGGGTATGAAGGTACGCATGGCGCTGCTCCATCATTCTTAGACAATCTTGGGTCGGCCCTGTCAAATGCAGGGAATCAAGTACTTAAAAATTTGCTTGTTGGCGCCAGTACGCCATCAGGAATTGCAGGTCTTATAACTGCTCTTTCGGGAGCGCGTGGATTGTTTGACAAAGGCTTTATCACTCCTGCCAAGGGAGGATTTCAAGGCACTGTAAACACTGCTCTCAAAGCCAATCGCGCAGCGCCTACTCAACAAGCATATACGCCCTACTCAGGCACACCCGTCATGGGCACTGATTACGGTATTTCTCATGTCACTTACGCAGCAAAAGGCGGAATCATGGGGCAGAATCCAAAACCACCTCGATACTTAGATGGAAGTACGGATGGAATGGCTGATGAAATTGACACAAGCATTGACGATACGCAACGCGCCAAATTGAGTCATGGGGAGTTTGTGATTCCTGCGGATGTGGTGTCGCACCTTGGGAATGGAAACTCATCCGCTGGGGCAGATGTTCTGTACAAGATGATGGAGCGTGTTCGTAAGGCAAGGACTGGAAACCCCAAGCAAGGCAAACAGATCAAGCCCGAGAAGTTTACGCCGGGAGGCATTGCAGGATACGCAGGGGGTGGAGCAGTAGCCTTTGAAGAGGGCGGCAATGTTGTTCAAGAGCAGACCCTCAGCAACTGGGCAACTCCCGGAATCACTGATGTGGTTAATCGTGGAATGGCTTTGTCTAGAGAAGCAACGCCTGTTTATCAAGGGCCATTGGTTGCTGGGCAGTCTCCTCTTCAAGGACAAGCGTTTGGTAATCTTGGCAAGTTGACTGGTTCATTGAATGACTTTGGCACGGTGCAAAGTTACATGAACCCGTACATCAATAGTGTGATGAACCAGCAATCGGATGAAGCGCGGCGTCAGGCTGCCATCACCCAGACTGGAATCAACTCACAAGCCACGCAGCAAAATGCGTTTGGAGGCAGTCGGTCTGCCATCATGGGCGCGGAGAACAACCGCAATCTTGGAACCACGCTGGCAAACATCCAGTCTGCTGGTCTAAACAGGGCTTACGACAACGCCATGAACCAGCAAATACAAGCAGGTCGGTATGGTCTTGATGTTTACGGTGCTCAGTTGGGTGCTGGCGGTCAACAGCGCGGTATTGAACAACAAGGAATTGACGCCCGCAGAGCACAGTTTGAAGCGCAAGCGGCTGATCCATATAAGCGGATACAGTTTGCTAAAGACCTGTTTACGGGTCTTCCGATTCAGACCAACAACACCAACGTCAACTATTCAACTCAAGATAATCTGCTGAATCAGTTGTATCAGATAATGCCATTCCTGTCTGGTCAGACTCCGAAACCACAGTGAGAACGGAAATGAATACATCACACCCTTCCGCGCTCCCTACTGCAACCAAGTTGTTTTTGGATGCCCTGCAAGCCGGGGGCAAACTTAAATCCCCAATGGGGCCAACAGTCCTTGCTCAAGCAGGTGCTCAGATGGGGGTCAATCCCCAGATGGAACCTCCTCCAGAGGAGCAGCAAGGCATCGCTGCCATTCTTAATCAGGCGCAACAGGCTGGCCCGACGATTGCCAACAATCAGGCAGCAGCCCAACAACAGCAACTGGTAGATCAGGCAGCCAATAAAGCCGCCCCAGCGGCTGCTCAGATGCTTAAACAACAGCAACCTCAAAACTTGGCTACAGGAGGTCTTGCTGCTCTTCCTGCTCATATAAAAGAGTTTAAAGAAGGCGGGGTGATTGGGTACGATGGCGTCACCAATGGCAGTTACGTTGATCCCAATTCCCTATATCTTTCATCCATGAGCCCCAGTCGGGCTTCTGCCCTCAACACGGCAGCAAATCCGGCACCCGAAGAAGCAACGTCAGAAATCGGCGATTTTTTTAGGGGAATTGCAGAACTTGCTGGTCGAGCCAATAAGTTGAGGCAGCAACGAGATGAGGCAACTCCCTCTATATTTACTTCCCTCACACCAACAGAACGAGCGCAAAAAGCAGCCACGCTGCAAGATGTTCAATCACAAATAGATACTTTCTACTCTGACCCAGCAGAGTATGCCGTACGCAAAATGTTAGGGTCTACCGTTACGCCTAGCGCAGCCTCCAAGCCGCCACCTGCTGTTACAAATACGCCTGTCCCTGCAAAAACTGCCGCCAAAACCGCTTCTTCAGCGGCTGACAATGTTTCCACCAAGGTGCGTGCCTCTGCACGGGAAAAAATTGGCAGCCCGACTGAGCCAGAAAAATCTGGCATTGATGCTGTCCCTGTGCCAACAGCACAGCCCATTGACATGACAGAGGCAAATGCTCTGTACGAGCAAAGTAAACAACTAAGGGCTAACAAACCTGATTTTGAAGCAAGGGGTTTGGCTGACATTGCTGCTATGCAGAAACGGGACGCAGACAGTTCTGCGTTCAGAAGGTTGGCAACCATCGCGGGCGCTCGACGCCCCGGAATCAATGCGGGTTCATCTATGATGGCTGCGGCTGGCAAATTTGCCGAGACTGAAGATGCATTGGCAAATCAAGCAGATGCTGCAAAGACGGCCCTTGCCAAGGCCAAATACGCAGAGTCAATTGGGGATGTTGAGGCGCTCTTGAAGTACCAAGAGGAATTTAACAAGCACAAGGAAGCATACGCAACCCTTAAAGAGCATCTTGATGCCACCATTTACGCATCCAAAATGGGCGCAACAAGCCGTGAAGAAATTGCTGCCATGCGAGCAGATGCTGCCCAGCAGATGATGGCGCTGAGATTGCAAACCTCTTCAATTGGCAAGAATCTCAAGAACCCAGTGGATGTAATGAACATTGTTGAAGACAACATGGAGAAATACATGAAGAACTGGGATGCCGCTAGGGCTGGATCAATGGCAAAAGCACCAGAACGTGAGGCAGAGTACAACAAGCGGAAGTTGCAGATGATTGCGGAAATGCGGGCAATGGGTGCAGTGCTTCCTGAAGGGTTTGAAAAACTGTTGGGTGGCGCTCAAACGGCGAGAACTGTTAAACTTAATCCTTAAATCCCTATTGAAGAGCCTCTATGTACAATGTCGAACTCCCAGACGGTACGCTAGTACAAGTTCCTGATAATGTTCCAGAAGATGAGGCTAGGCGAAGGATTCGGAAACAGTTCCCGCAGTTTGCCAGTAAAGAGCGTACTGCTGGCGAAGCCGTAACTGACATTGGTGCCAGCGTCCTTGGTGGCATTGGTAGCGTCCTGCAAGTTCCGGGTCAACTAACCCAACTTGTTCCGGGGTTGTATGGTGTGGGTTCGGCTATTGCCAAGCCCGGAGCAGCCCTGTCGGAACTTGCCTCTGGGTTGAAGTCCCAAGGCTTGCAGGTGCGCGAGGCCCTGCGTAGCAAAGCCATCTCTGAGGCTGATAAAGAAGGTGTTCTGTCTGGGTTTGCCACCGCTATTGGGCAGACCATTAAAGACCCTGCCCTTCTTTCTACATTTCTTGCTGAACAACTTCCACAACTGATTGGCCCTGCTGCCGCAGTTAAGGTTGCCCGTTTAGCCACGGCAGCCAAGGTTGCTGCTGCTGGTGAAGGTCTGGCCGGGATCGCGGCTAAAGACGCTATTGAAGCGGCGGCTAAATCTGCCAACGTAACTGCCAACCGTGCGGCTATGGGGGCGGGCGCAGCCATGCAAGGTGCGGACGTAAGTTCCGACACGTTTAACGAAGCAATGGCGTATTTGGCGCAGAACAATCCAAATATGCCAGAAGAACAGCGAAGGGATATTGCGCTTAACGCTGCACGAAAAGCAGGTGCTATTGGCCTTGCTGCTTCTGGTCTTTCAATGGCTCTTCCCGGCGCTCAAGCAATTGAAAAGCGTCTGGCTGGCGTTTCGGGCGTTGGTCGTCTTAAAAGCGCCCTTGGCGAGGCTGGTCAGGAAATCATTGAAGAAGGCGGCGGGCAGTTCGGCAAGAACGTGGCTATGCAGCCTATTGATCCGACCCGCGAACTCCTGCAAGGTGTAGGTTCAGCCGCAGGTCTGGGCGCTATTGGAGGCGGCGTGTTGGGCGGTGTCCTTGGTCATGCAGCACCTCCTCCTGAATTGATGGAAGGGCAGATGGCTGGTGAAACTGCCCGTCAATCCGCAGAGCGTTTACAGCAGGAAATTAACGATCTTCAGGGGCTGAAGGCTATTCAAGCCCAGCAAGATGCAGAGGCCCTAAGAACTGGTCTCAGCCCTGCCATGACAGCCAAGATGCCACAGCCGGGAGAAACCCCGCTTCGGCCACCAGCACGGCGTCCTTCTTCTCAAGAACCAGCGTTTAACAACTTGCTGGCAACCAACCCAGAAGAAGAGGCTGGCCCCACAGGAATTGCTTCTGCTGTTTCAGCACCTGAGCGTGGTTTTGCTGCCCCATCTTCAATCAGCGGTCGTGCTGCTGTTGACTCAATGATGGTGCCAACGGACAGGGCTTTGCCAGCCCCAGTTCCTACTGGATATGCTCCCGCCTTGGGAGGCATTCCATCTGTCTTGCCACAACGAGCAGACCGCCCAGCATCAGATAGGCTGCCTGATTTCAATCAAGTAATGGCTCAGGAGGCTGATCCGTTTGTTGCTACCGTTGGCATTGGCGAAGCATTGGGTGGCATTGAGCCAAACCTTCCTTCCCGGCCAGTACCAAATGGCACCCCCACGTTTAATCAGTTGATGGCGCAGAACAAAGCCATTGACAGCGGAATTGCTTCTGCCGTTCAAACGGCTATTCGCAAAGCAACGCCGTCCACTACGCAAAACACTGCCCCGGCCAGTCCAATCATACCTGTCGTTCCACCCGCGCCGCCAGAGGCTGGTGTTCAAGGAATCATCAAGGGTGGTAAAGGACAACCTACCGGACAGCAAAATACCGCCCCGGCTAGTCCCGTTATGCCCCAAAAACCCCCGGAATCGGGCGTTTCGGGCGTTATCAAGGCGGCGGCAGGGCAGCCATCTACGGTTCAAGGGCCATTGGGTCAGCCTCTGTTGCCTAAGATACAAGAGGCAGGACTTGCATCTGCCACCAAGGGCGGTAGGGGAACTCCGACTAAAACTACCAGCCCAAGTAACGTAAACAATCTCAATGTACCGGAGGCGACGGATGAGGCAAGTCAGCAGGAACAAGCGCCCGAAGGAAATGCGGATGTCGGTACAGCAGGTGGAACAAGCGTTCCTGTGGTTGGTGGACAAGGAGTTCAACCCACCACCGCAGGGGCTGGAAAACCTGAAAATGGAGGAGTGGGAGTACCTAAGCCAGATGCTGGGGGTGCTGCTGGCAGAAAGGCAAAGCAATCCCCTCCACTGAAGAAATCACTGGCTGCAACTGAAACAGAAGCAGTTCCAGAGACTGAAAATGAGACAGTCGATAAACAGATTGCTCAGAAGAAGAAGCAACTACAAGCCATCATGCTCAGAATTATGAGCGGCATGGGGCTGCGTGATGTTGGCCTAAAGTTGGTTGACAACATGGATGCAGAAGGCGAGTACGCCAACCAACTGATCACGCTTGCGTTAAACGTCGATAGCCCGGTTCGTGTGCTGAGGCATGAGTCCATCCACGCCATGAAGGCTTTGGGCCTCTTCAGCCCCCAGCAATGGGAAACGCTTAGGAAAGAAGCCAGCACTAAGTGGATTAAACAGTTCCTTGGTGAAGGTGAAGGCAGTCGCTTTGAGTCTTACCAGAAACTGTTTAATGATCAGGGCTTGTCCGAGGCCGATGCTAACGAGGCCATGATCGAAGAAGCCATTGCTGATGCCTTTGGTCAATTTGATTTGCAAGGCGCTCCATCTGGCCTAATGTCTGCCATCCTTAAACGGATGCAGAATATGTTTGCAGCCATCAAGTCTGCATTCGGCGGCACTGAGACTGCGGAGCAAATCCTTCAGCGGGCTGAGAAGGGCAAGTTGCAAGGCAGGGGCGTAGAACGTAACGCACCTAAAGAAGCCGAACAACCAGAACAACCCGAACAACCGGAAGAACCTAAAGCCAGTCTGCGTAGTGCGGTGCCGTTCTCAACGGTTCCTATCATGCAAGCGCCCCTGCGAGAGGCGCAGACAGGGTTGGGTTTAAAAACGGAGAAGGTGCGGGGTCGGTATAACGTGGTGCGTGAGGTGGCTATAGCCCTCAACAAACAAACCACAGACGCATATGGCAAGATGAACCGTCAAGCGTTGACGGAACAAAATCAGCAATCACTTGCAGAGGCCATAGCAGACGAAGTTGCATATCAACTGTCCACAACCTCTACAACTGGCACGGGGCTTGGCTGGTACTCCAACAATTACCCCAAAGCAGTTAAGTTGCTTGCCAGCAAGTTCCCAGAGTTGGGAAACAATCGTCACGCAAGATCAGTCTTTTCGGCGCTGGTTGCGGTTACCTCCAATGGTGAGCGCGTAAATCAGAACATTGCCAATGCAATTAAACTGTATGCAAAATTGCGCGATGGCAAGCCGCTGGTAGCAATGGGCAACCGCCGACCAACAGCCCTGCAAAATAATCTAATTGCCATTCAAAAGTTGCTCCAAGAGCAGGGCACTAACTTTGAATCGTTCTTGCTACGGGAAATGACCGTATCAGATATGAACGTCGAGTTGAGGAAGAAAGGTGACAAACCAGAAGCCGACTACTTGGCTGAGACAATTGTCCCGGCTGCCGCTGTTTACTTTGGCCCCAAACTCGGCGCGTTTTACGCCAACTTGTCAGGGTCTGAGGGTTACCTGACAATGGATTTGTGGTGGACTCGCACCATCAATCGGATGCGTGGGCTTTTGATTCCATCGGCTACGGAATCTTCATTAAACAATTTCCGAGAGATGGTTGGCGAACCAGAGATGTCCAAAGACGACATCTTAGAAGAAGTCACTCCGTTCCGAAACAAATACAAAGAGCATGATTATCAAACCGACTTGGAATTTCTAACCAAGTCTAAAGAGCCAAGATACAAGGTTGACAAGCCAGAATGGTTTGCCAAGGCAGAGCGCCTTGCTGGCCCTGCTTATGATCAGTTGTTGTACGAGCACAATCTTGAAAAGATCAGCAACACGATCTACAAGAATGAGTTGGAAATGTTGGAAGAGGCTCCGTTTACGGCAACGGATAGAGCCTTCATGTATGACGTTGCTAGGATGGCACAACGCATCCTAGCAGACCGTGGCATGGAACTTTCTTTGGCAGATGTACAGGCTTCTCTGTGGTACTATGAGAAGCGGTTGTACGCAAAACTTACAGGGAACAGATCAGATGACATCGGATACGAAGAAGCAATCATCCAGCAGTCCAAAGCGGGTGGTGGACGAGCGCGACCCAGTGTGGTCTTCACTCAACAAACTGACAGCGGGGCTCAACCCGGAGGAGCGGTTCAACAAGTTGAACGACCTAGTCAAGAAGGTGACGGAAAACGCACCCCCGAAGAAGTTCGATCTGGACAACCTTCCGTTCGACCCGGCGGTGGAGTTGATGAAGGAGGCGCGAAAGCATCTCTCAGATCAACCGGAGACCGAGGAAGATTCAGAGCGGTTGGGCGAATTACGCCTTTACAAGGCGCTCCATCAGTCCAAGGCTTTAACGGGCCAGACCCACGAATTCTTGAAGTCGCGGAAAAATACGCCCAAGAAAACGGAATAAACCTTGTTCGTCAGGCGTACTACGCAGATGTAGACCCTGTCAGAGCGGCTCGCATTGCTGACGCATATGACGAGATGTTGCATAACCCTTCTGACCCACAGGTCAAGGAGGCTTATGCAAACTTGATTAAACAAGTCACAGCCCAGTACCAAGCATTGGCTGATGCTGGTTACAAGTTTTGGTTTGTGGACTTGGACAATTCAGAAAATCTTGATTACATCAAGAGTCCTTGGAATGCGCTGCGCGATATGCGAGCCAACAAGGAAATGGGAATCTTCCCGACCAATGCTGGATTTGGCACCGATACTGACTTTGACCCTGCTACCAATCCTTTGTTGGAAGATACGGGTCTTACATGGCCTATTGGCAGCCCAGATGGCCCACTCGCCAAAGTTTACGCCAATGACTTGTTCCGCGCAGTCCATGATGCGTTTGGTCATGGAATGGAGGGCGCAGGATTCCGCGCTACGGGGGAAGAAAATACATGGCAAGCCCATGCCCGATTGTTTACAGGCAGCGCATTACACGCACTGACAAGCGAAACACGGGGTCAAAACTCTTGGGTTAACTATGGCCCTCATGGAGAGTCCAACCGTACCGCAAGTCCAGCAGACACCATTTATGCCGACCAGAAAACGGGCCTTATGCCATCGTGGACGTGGGAGGAAGGATTTGTCCCAGATGAAACAACGAAATTTAGTCTTAACTCCCGCAACGGAGTCACGCTAGGTAAACAGCAGCCAGATGCGGAATCATTTGGGGGTGTTCACTATGGGAAAGCCCCCAGCCTTGATCAATTGAACGGGGCCAAGTATGGGACTGGACTCAAAGGAAGTGAAAGCAAACGACTAGATCGTCACTGGGATGACCGCATCAAAAAGCGCGTTTACTTCTACATTCAAAACACAGATGGCGAGATGCCAACCCCCGAAACTGGCGTTGGTGGTCATGTATACACGCAACGGTTTAATAACATTGCTGGCCCACTGACAGCAAGTCGATATCTTGCGGAAGCCAACGATGATTCAAATACGATGGAAACCCTCATCGTAGAGGCTGGATATGATGGTTACGCCGTGCCCAACATGGGCATGATGGTGATTTTGAACCATGATGCGCCAGTTCAGTATGAGGGAACTCGCGCTGAAGTGGATCAGAAGGGCGGTGTGAAGTTCAGCATCCGCGCCCCACAAACCAAAGAGTTTAAACAGTGGTTTGGTAAGAGCACAATTGTTGACGCTAATGGAAATCCCAAGGTCATGTACCACGGCACAGCCCGTGACATCACCGCATTCCGCGCTAAACAAGCCAATGCCATCTTCATCACTGAAGAGCCAACGCTTGCTGAGAACTATGCGTATGCAAGTGCTGACTGGATGGCAAAGAATGAGGCCGACTTCTTTACTCCAGAAGAAAAGGCAGACGCTAGACGCCAAGTCATTGAGTCTCTACAAGAGCAAAACAAGGGGCTCCCAAAGTCATCCAAGGATTTCAACAAGCGCGTCATTGCATTCTTAAAAACAGGTGATGAAAATGCGGACAGCGATGTAAAGGACTTCGCACGGGAATCCCTTATTGACGTTTACGTCGGTGAGGTTCCAAGAGGAGCCAACATCCTGCCTGTGTTTGTTAAGTCAGAGAACCCGTTTGACTACGAGAACCCAGAGCATCTTGCCAAAATCGAGCCAACCTTCCGCGCCAATGAGAATGGCAGTCTGCCTCGCAACGCCATTCAGAACGGCCTGTGGTCAGTCATTGAAAGTGATGGCGTACAGAAGGCTATTCGTGAATCTGGATTTGACGGCTTCTATGTAGAAGAAGGCGGCATCAAGAACCTTGCTGTTTACAATCCTGAGCAGATCAAGTCTGCCACTGGCAATCAGGGCACCTATGACATAAACAATCCTGACATCAGGAAGAGCCTTCGTAATACCGTTGCCGTTGACGAGAAGGGTCAGCCCAAATTGCTGTACCACTCAACCTACTCTGCTTTTGAATCGCCAAAAGTTACATACGGTTCAGATGAATACAGACGGTTTGGTTTCCATGTTGGCCCACTAGAAGCGGCACAAAGTCGCCTTGATGTTAAAGCCGCAGAAGACAAATTTAATCAAGAGCGCAGTGGAAATGCTGGCGCAAACATTATTCCTGTTTATCTTGACATTCAAAATCCACTTCGTTTGCCGGAAAATAGGTCGGGACGCTGGGGTGTCGATGATGTGATGAGAGGCATCATGCGGGATACCAATGTGGTTGATCCTGACTTGGTGGATAAGTATGAATCAGATGAATTAACGGAAAATGATCTTAATCCCGAGGCCATAGAGCCGGGGGATGAAAATTATGATCCTGATGCAGAAGATGACAGCCGCCTATGGACTGATCATTCTGACTTTGAGCCGGGAGAACGCAGCCGCATCCTTATTGACTTTATTCAAGGCAAACTTGGATATGACTCAATTGTTTACGAAAACAAGTTTGAGGGCGGCGGCGATAGTTACATTGCTCTAAGCCCCAACCAAGTTAAATCTCAGTTCAGACCAGAAGGCAAGTTTAGTCTTCGTGCTCCTGATTGGGTTCCTGCAAACATATGGAAGTTGCATGAATTGCACCGAAGGGCTGAGTATGAAACAACTCGCGGCGCAGACCTGCGGCCTAATGCACAGGGACTTTATCCAAGCTCCGGATCATTAAAACGCAATTCAACAATGTCTTTCCGAAGACTGAGGAAGGCTGTAGAGGCTCATGTTGGCCCCAAATGGGAAGACCAAAATGACCTGATGGTTCGCATGAACATGGAGTCCTATCGCCGCGAGTATGAAGAAGTAGAAGAACCACCAAAAGCCAGCCTTCGCTCCACTCTCCCCGCTGCCCTTGTTCAGCGCATTGATCAGACCACAGTTGCCCGTGAAAACAAGGGATGGATTGGCCGCATCCTACAAGCATTAAGCCCCGGCGATCACACATCCATCAGAGCAGAACTGCTAAACAGGTACAACCAACTTAGCGTTATCGACAAGATGCGTATCAAGAAGATGGGTGGTGCTGCGGCTATGGCAGACATCTCTGCTGAGTCGGCTGCCTTGTTGTCTGACTTGAGTGCTGGTATCACAGCATCTGCCCTTGGGGTGCATGACAAGGTGGGCGGTGCACCTGTTTACGTCCAAAGTTTTTACATTGTGCGTAACGGGCAAATCCTCCCGCGCCGATATAAGACTCGGGCACTGGCTCAGGCTTCGGCTGGCCCCGGCGGTGAAGTTCGTTCTGGTGGACACACAGCCGTGGTTAACTTCAACGGTGATGTAAAGGGGCCACTGGCAATCTTTGCCCCATTGGCGGCTGTAAACGATCCAATGATCTATCAACTTTACCAATTCTGGGCAGCAGCCAAGCGCGGTAAGCGGTTGACCAAGGAAGGCAGAGAAGAACTGCTTAATGATCCAGCAGATCAGGCTCACGCCCAGTTTTTGGAGAAAAAGTACCCCATGTTTGTACAAGTTCAAAAGGACTTCATCAAGTACAACAACAAACTCGTTGACTACATGGTGGACACAGGGGTGCTGTCTCCTGAGCGCGGCAAGATTTACACGGAACACGCCGACTACCTTCCGTTCTATCGTCAGATCGAAGGCTTGCCAACGGCTGGCCCAAAAATCTTTGCAGCCATCTCTGGAGTTAAACCACCCAAGGCATTGAAAGGCAGTGATGCTCGTCTGGATGACTTCCTTGAAACGATAGTGCGTAACACGCAGTCAGCCATTCAGGCAGGGGTTAAGAACGTGGCAGCCCAAAGGGCAGTAGAAGCCGCTAAAGACGTTGGTCTTGCTGTGAAGATACCGCAAGGCGATGGGATGCCAACGACTGTTGTTGTGCATGAAAACGGTGTACCAACGTACTACGCCTGTGGTGATGTGGCCTTCGTAAACGCTATGAAGAGTTTGGGAATGTCTGACATTCCTTTCCTGAGCCTCTTGTCGATGCCAGCAAACTTGCTTCGTACAGCGGTGACCAAAGAACCAACCTTCATGCTGGCAAACATGCTGCGTGACTCGATGTCGGCTTACGTTACGTCTGGCGTAAACATGACCCCAGTCATTGACACGGCCAAGAACTTTGCACAAGCAATGGCAGGTAAGTCTCCAGAGTATGACGCTCTGCGTAAGGCAGGTATCTTGGGTGGCTATGAGTTCTCCCAAGGAGTCGAAACAAGCGGTCGCAAGTTGGGTAAAAAACTCAGGAAGGCTAACGTCAAGTCCACCGGATTTAAACGCGCTGGCGAACTTGCTGCTTCTCCATTCACTGGCGTGTGGCAATTCCTTGAGAAGGGCAGTGAAGCATCTGATGTTGCAACCCGTATCGAGATTTACAAGCGCACTTTGGCTGAGACTGGAAATGAGACCGAGGCACTGTTTAAGTCGCTTGAGGTAATGAACTTCAACCGTAAGGGACGTGCTGCTTCCGTAAGAATTCTTACTGCCATTGTTCCATTCTTAAACGCCCGGATGCAGGGGCTGGATGTTTTGTATCGTGCAGCCATCCAGCCAAGTATGCCGGGGCAGTCTGCCACCGCTAGAGAGAAAGAACTCCAGCATAAGTTCTTGGTGCGCGGAGCAACGATGGCTGCCCTGTCTTGTCTGTACTGGGCGCTGACTCATGATGATGATGAGTACAAGAAGCAGGAACAGGACACCAAGGACGGTTATTGGTTGTTCCCGTCTATGGGCATCAAGATTCCGATCCCATTTGAAATTGGTGTGCTGTTTAAGGTGATCCCTGAGCGAATCATGGCAGTGTCGTTCGGAGATGATTCGTTTAAAGACTTCCGCGACTCCATGACCAATCAAATTGTCTCAACCCTCCACTTCAACCCAATCCCACAGGCGGTCATTCCTATTGTGGAGAACATCACCAACCACTCGTTCTTCACAGGACGGGCGCTTGTGAGTCAAGGTTTGGAAGGATTGGAGCCGGGATATCAGGCGGGGCCAAACACCTCAAGCATCATGGCAGACCTTGGCAGGGCAACTAACATCTCCCCAATCAAACTGGAGGCCGCTATTCAAGGGTACACAGGTCAGATGGGTATGTACTTGGTCTCGGCCATCGACGCCATGTATGAGGCCAACAGCACCGTTGAGCGCCCTGCAAAACGCTTCGAGCAACTGCCGTTGATTAAACGGTTTGCCATTGATCCAGAAGCGCGGGGCACGGTGACATCCTTTTATGAACTCAAGGATCAGGTGGATGCGGCAGTCAAGACAGCCAATATGCTGGAGCGTGGCGATCCAGATGTTTACGACAAGTACATTGAGGCCAACCAGAACCTGCTGGCGTCCAAGGACTACATCAATGCTTTGGCGTCTGACATGAAGGACTTGGCTAAGATGAAGGTGATGATCCGCGCATCAGATGATTCTGCGGAGGTCAAGAAGAATGCGTTGTTGGAGATTCAACAACTAGAGAACGACATGACTGACAACATCAAAGAACTCAAGCGGGAGTTCACTCCCTAGCATACATAAGAAGGCGGATGGTTTGATTTAACACATCCAACTCATCCACCTTCTTGATGCGCCATAAAGCTTTAGTTCCATGCCACCCGTTCGTTCCTTGGTGGCAGTCCTTGCATAGTGGTATGCAGGTGTAATGTAAACACTGCTCTATGTGGTGAGCATCGCTTGGGCCAGATGCGCCACACACCCCGCAGTTCATTTCCTTAATGGCTGCGAGGTGGAGGCGATCCGTCTTGTTTAAGTTTTTGCTGTGCATGAGTGGCGCACTTTACGGGGGCGTGTAAAGTGTGTCATTGATAGTATTAGCAGAGTCCCTTATCGCATCAGCCAAATAGTTAATGGCTTCCGCAATCTTGCCCAAATTTTGAGCAGAATAGACAACAGCCTCAGTCAAACTCCCCACGCAACCACCTCCCGGTATGGGCAATGCTGCGGCATCAGATGGTGTAATTGCTTGTGCAATTTTGTTTAAATTGATTGCGGCATGATCCAGTACATCAACAACATTAGCGGGTTCCCAGTTTTTGTCGCATACGTTTGGAGAAATAAAACAACGCTCCAGACCATTCATCAGTTCTTCAGTTTTCATTTGTTCTCCAGTTAAACATTACTTGCCACACGGCCCCAAGGCTCGTTCATACATGTCGTCGCCCTGCACTTCGCGGAGTTTCTGCATGTAGTGACGGGCCTTATCGGCATCGTCAGAGGCACCCTCCTTGCGCCCTGCGCGTAAGGAGTATTTGATCACGTTCCCACGAAGAAACCCAACAAACTCCTCATGGGACAACACGGCTTCCATAACGTCCCAAGGCGGGATTGGCATATCTTTGTAATGAGTGCCCCCATGCATATATTCATCTGCTTTGCGGCGTTGTTCAGTCATGTTCGCTCCAGTTTTCAATTTGCTTCTCTAGTTCCTTAACGTGCCGTATCGCGCACTCGTAATGCTGCGGCCCCCACTTCCAGCAGTCGTGAGAATGAGTCCCGATCCGCTGAAACCTATTGGCTTCGTAGTACAAAGCCTTGCGTAAACGCTCAATCTCTGCCGTCATCTCAGCAATCTGATTTGGTTCACTCATGTTTATCCTTCATAAGTTTTGCCATTAAG